TTTTATTACTATATTTTTCCAATTCTTTACTTAATTTACTATTATTCACCCAATAAGAATAATTAAAATGTAATGGTACCACTCGTTTTTCATTCGTTAGTAAATAACTCGGATTACCATTACAACTATATACCCAGTTAATGAAATTTTCAGGTTTATCTATCGTAGCCGATAACATAACTTGATTTATGTGTTTTGGCAAATTCATAATACATTTTTCCCATACACCACCTCGTTCTGCATCATTAATATAGTGAACTTCATCAAAAACTACTGCAAAGAAATCGTTGAAATCAATATTGTTAATTTCAAAATCATCGTATTTCAATGTTTTGTATATCAATAAATTACATAGGATTTCAGTAGTCATAATTAAACAATCCGCATCAGGATTACATTTATGATCACCTGTAATTAATCCAATAGTAACTTCTGGATATTTTTTTGTAAATTCATAGAATTTTTGGTTAGAGAGAGTCTTGATTGGTGAACAATAGAATATCTTTTTATTTAATTGTTTTGCACGTAAAATACAAAATTCAATTAACATAGATTTACCTGAACCTGTATGTGCACAACATAATATATTTTTAGGTATATTTAAATCGTCGTTGATTAATTTATATGAATGTTTCTGAAAATTATCTAATTCAAAAGTGAATGGTGTTGTTAATTCACCTTCAAACGGTTGGTTTAATATCGTAACGTGTTGCATTTTATTATATTTGATTAATTATATGATTTTAACTTTATAATTAATCAATTTTTTGTAAATAATATATATAATGAAATATATTGTATTTATTACAGGTAATGAAGGAAAACGAAAAGAGGTACAAGAAATATTAGGTAATACATGTGAAGTTATTAATATAAAATTAGATTTACCTGAGATTCAATCAATAGATGTAAAAGAAGTCATAGATGAAAAAATAAAATCAGCATACAAATTAGCTGAAGAAAACTTTAGTCAAATTAAAGAAAAATTTTTAGCAAAAAATATACATATTACCAGTTTGAAAGACGTTATTATTATTTGTGAAGATACTGGTTTACATATAAAAAATATGCATGATTTTCCAGGTGCTTTAATCAAATTCTATTTTGAAAGTGTTGGTCTAAATGGCATTGTTGATAGAGATGCAAATAGTTTAGCAAAAACTGTATGTGTAATTGGTATTATTAAAAATGGTAAAATTATAAAATCAATTATTGGTAAAAGAAGTGGTAAAATTGCCAAAAAATTAAACGGTACAAAAGGTTTTGGCTGGGATCAAGCTTTTATTCCAGATTTAAAAAATACGAAACATTCTAAACATAATGGTAAATCATATGCAGAATTAGACGATAATATAAAAAATGATATATCCCATAGATCTGATGCATTTAATAAATTAAAAGCAAAATTAATTAATTAATTTTTGTAAAAATAAAGCAATATATATATATATCGATTATATAATGGGCTGCAACTAGACACGAGATACAATATCAATTGATAAAGAAATACCAGATAATTATAATGAATTAGTTTGTGAATTTACAGAATAATTAATTCATCTAATGAATGTACTGTTACTGAACTATTCGTATATGATGTATATGCTAATTTATTATTATATACATCAATACCATGTGGAAAATTATTACATTTTACTTTTTTTACAAATGTTATTTTTGTATCATTTATTGTTCCAATATAAATATATCCACATTTATCAATTTCGCTTTGATATATAGTAAAAAAATAATTATTATATATTGTTGATCCATCTATTTGAGCATTTTTTATATGTATTGAATCTAATAATATTAATTTATTATTATGTAATTTGTAATACATAATCCATGAATCAAATATAGTTATTTTAGAATTTTTACCATCGAAGCATAATAATATATTATTATTATATACATTAATTGTTTTTACTCTTCTATCATAATTTGTTTTAATATTTACTGTTTTATTTGTATCATAATTATATATTGTTATTGGTGTATTATTATCTTTATCTTTCACACTACCAAAATATACTAAATTGTTTATAGCAAAACATCCATGATAATTAATATATTCATGAATTTTTACTAATTTTACAATATTTAATTTATTATCTATAATATCAACAATACATGACATATTTGTATATGCTGTCATATATATTCTATTATTTTGAATACTAATTAAATCTGGATGAAAATATTTATCATCTATTTTTAATAATAAACTATCTATTATTTCATATGTATTATTATTTATTTCTATTAAATATAATTTAGCTGCTGCTCGGTGAGCAACTATTAATTTATTATCAGATATAAATTTAACATCTGTAACTGTTGCAATTCTTTTTTGACTACCAAACGAAAAATAACCTTGCTTCCAATATATTGGTATTATATCATTAAATATATATTCCATACAAGTAGAATATATATTTAATTAATTTTTATCATTAATACAAGTATTTTTTGTAAATCATACGTTTTAATATTATATTTTTTAAATTCTTCAATATCATAATTATAAGGTAGTTTTAAAACCAATAATTTACATAATTTATTCTCAATAATTTCTTGACACAAATCTTCTAATTTTGTTTCTCCAAATTTTATTTTTACTGTTTTTAAATTCTTATAATCTGGTCCACCCCACGGTGGATCTAAATATACAACATCTTGTTTTAGTTTTTTAAATATTTCTAAATAACTCTCATTATAATATTCAATATTCTTTCTATCAAATAACTTCATATTATGTTGTAAATATTCATACCTTGTTTTATCTAACTCTATCGCATTCACTTGTTTAAATGTTCTAGATAATGCTAATGTATCCCCACCAACACATGCCATACCTTCTGTAACTGTTATATCACGTGATTGTATATTTTGATAAATTAAATTTGCAATTAATTTTGCTTTACCAGGTTTACTAATTGAATATTTACCAACTTCATCAATTAATATTTTGTCATTGTGTGCTGGAAAATATTCTGGTTTATAATTAGGATCATAATTCGGTCTTTTAGATTGTTTTCTTGATTTACCACCAGTTATAGATTCATTAATATCTATTTCTGTAAATATTTTTGATAATGGATTATATAAATATAATTTTGGATACGAATTTAATTCTAATATAGAATGAATTTTATCTTTACTTAATTTAATTAAATTTGTATTTGTATAATTATTATATATACTATTTATATTTGTAGGTATGTCTTTATCATAAAATAAAAACAATGACGGATTATTTAGATTATATTCTTTCATTATATAATCTAAATATATTATATTTTTTTTATTAAACTAAATGTTGTAATATTATGTTCAACAATATTAGCCTGAATTAAATGTAAAAAATTACACTTATTATTAATTGATGCAATTGTCATACTATTATTTGTTTGAATACATTGTAAACATGATTCTTCTGTAGTATTACATATTACAATAATACAATTTTTAAAATTATTTTTAATATAATTATTAACTTCAATATTGACTATTTCTTGTACAAATAATTTTTCTACGTTTTTAATATTAGTTTTCATATTATTTGCAAATAATGCCAATTCTATTTTATGATCAATCATACCCAATACTTTAAATGTACTTGGAATATTATATAATGATCCTATTAATGAATTATATGTTGGTATTAATCCAAAATCAATAATATTATTACTTAATTTTAAAAATATATCATCTATTGATGTACATCCAACATGTTGACCATTCAAATAATTAGATACTACTTCATATGAAAATGTAGCTTGATTACCTAAATAACCTATTTTTTTAGTCAGAATATATTTTTCTAAATATCTTGTTTGAATTCTTTTACTCAATTCTACTATTTTAATAAATAATTCACTATTATTTTCTAAATTATCTAATTTATTATCTGAATTTATTCTATATAATATATTCTTTTCTGTATTTCTATCTGTTACTAATTTGTAAAAATCATTACTTTTCAATAAAAATTCATAAGGATTAGTATTAAACTTAATATCTGCAATTAATTCACTCATCGATAATCTTTTATGCATAAAACATAATAATATTGTATTATTCGTAATATTAAATAATTCATCGTCAAAATTAATAACTATTTTTGGAGTATATACATTATCTGTTAATAAATTACTAATATTATTTTTATAATTTTCATCAAAATCATTATTATATATTCGAATAATTGGATTTTCAAAATAATACATGAATGCTCTTACATCATTAATATTTTCAAATTTGTGTTTTATATTTATATTATTCAAAATTAATAATATTGTATCAGATGTTACAATATCTATACATCCGTCTGTTATACTAATACCATATTTTAATGGTGTTTGTAATTTTTGACTACCTGCATTAATATGTGATTCTATCATTACACCGCGAATATTATATTTATTTAACATTCTCAATTTATTAATTGAACATGCTACTAATACTTGTTTTGCATATTCTTTTTGACTATTACCATGAGAACAATCAATAATAATACCCGTTTTAATATTTTCTTTATTTAATTCTTTTGTAATTTCTTCCAAATCTTCTTGATAATAATTTGGTTTTTTACCTCCGCGTAATATTAAATGACTATTTGGATTACCTTTTGTTGTAACATGACATGCATTACCATTGTAATCAATACCTAGGAAATGATGTGTTATATTCGCAGATAGTATACCATCTATCGCTTTTTTATAATCACCATCTGTTAAATTCTTAAATCCAATTGGCATAGATAATCCAGATGCTAATTGACGATGTATTTGACTTTCGCTTGTTCTAGCTCCTATTGCTCCCCATGATACTAAATCAGCTAAATATTGAGGTGTTATAGTATCTAAAAATTCACATCCAATTGGTATTTCTAATTTTGTTAATTCTAATAACAACTTTCTTGCTAATCTAATACCTTTATTAATGTTAAATGTATCATTTAAATCTGGATCATAAATAAATCCTTTCCATCCATGCCTTGATCTAGGTTTTTCAAAATAGACTCTCATAACAATATATAAATTTGGATTGTCATTTTGAAATACTTTTACATATTTGGCATATTCTATTGCTAAATCATAATCATGAATTGAGCATGGACCGATAATTACTAATAATCTATTATCCTGATTTGTTAATATATTTTCAACAACTTTTCTTGAATTATTAATAAATAAAGAATCATTTTCATCTAATGGATAATGTTTAATTAAATCAATAGGTGATGGTAATTTATGAATGTTTAATATATTTGTATCGAGTAAAAAATTCATTTATATTACATCATTTTATGTTTTTATACGTAATTTTTAAATAAATTGTGTATTTACACTTTCAAAATATTTCGTAATTGGATTATTTTTTGCTCTTTCAATTGAAATAAATGTATGATTTAATGTATAAGATCTATTAGATATTTCTTTAATATGTTTTTTATTAATTACAATTCGATCACCAATTTCTAATTCTTTTGTAATTAAAACATTTGATACAATACCAGTTATTTCATAATCATCTACTGATGGATCTATCTTTTCAATCCAAACCCAAAAACTTTCTTTTTGTTTGTTTTGTATATTACTATATGTTACTTTAATCACATGTTTTTCTTTCAAATAATTCCATGAAGGATCATTTGAAGGTAAATTATAAACAACAAATTGATTCATTTTAATAATATATTTATTAAATTAAATATATATTATATTTTTCAATTTTTACACTTCTTTCTTCTTACGACCTTTTGTCTTTTTAGCTGGTTCTGCTTCAACCACTTCTTTTTCTTTTTTTGTTTTAATTTCTACTTTATCTTCAACATCTTTCTCAATTTCTTCAATTGTTGGTTCAGGTTTAACTTCTTTTTTAGTTTTAGTTTCTTTTTTAGTTTCTTTTTTAGCTTCTTTTTTAGGTTCTTTTACAGGTGTCTTTTTAACCTTTTTCGGTTTTTCTATAATTTCATTTTCACTTAATTCTTCTTTATCCTCAGATTTATCATCTTGAAGATGACGAAGACTGGTAATTTTATCTCGAATAAGCGTAAATCGCTCAGTAATTAATTCTAATTTCTTAGATAATTCATTCGCTTCTTTAGCTTCTTTAATATAAATGTCAGTTAATACGTTAATATCATCAATATCTTCAATATCTTTGTTTACGTCTTTATTTGTTTCTTTATTCACTTCCATTTTATTTTATTAATATTTATATTTTATATTAAAAAATTTACTTTTCAATTTTATTTAGTCTCCTATATTATGAATATATCTCAAATATTGCTATTAAATATACTTATATTTGCTATAATAACTATAGTAATTATAGTATATGATTTATATACTAATAAAAAAATAATTAAAACTGAATTATTATCAAATGATGTAGTTACATCAAATGATCTACCTGTTAATGATATTTCATTTGATAATGAAACAGATTTACTCATACCTGATAGACAAATGATATATAATCAAAATGATATAAATAGACCAGGAAATGATATTTCACATCAACAAATAGAAGAAGAAGATTTAGAATTAAAAGTTGATCAAAATAGTGTATTAGTAAATACAACAGGTGATACACCTCTTGTCTATTCATTAGATGAATTAACATATACAGTGCAAACACCATCAGAATCACAAAATTTAGCACCTTCAATTACACCAATGGATGCTGGTTCTGGTATTATTAAAATCGATGTATTAAATAATAATAATAAATTATATAAATTAAGAAGTATAAATTAAATTTTTAAAACTAATTTAGTTCTGGAATTAATTGTACGTTAAGCTCTTCTTAACCTATAATTAATTGTACGTTAAGCTCTGCTTAACCTAGAATTAGCGTAGCTAATTGTACAACTAAATTAGTTTTACTAATTTAGTTCTAGAATTAAAATCGAAGATTTTAATTGTACGTTAAGCTCTGCTTAACCTAGAATTAGCGTAGCTAATTGTACATATCCAATTTATCTTCTTTCTTCTTTTGATTTTTCTTTAACTCTGTTAATCCATTCACAATATCATCTTTATTAAAAATCTTACGTAAATTTACCGCCTTACCAAAAACTCGTTTAGCATGCATCATCTTAATTTGAAAAAATAATGTTTCAATATCTCCACCAAAATTAGGAAAGAAATCTTTATTTGTATCTATAAATTTTTCCAATGATTTTTCAAATACATCATCAATTGTATATGTTTCTTTGTTAATTTTATTTTTAAGAATTAAAGTTAATTCAGTACCAGTATATTTAGGAATAGAATATCTAAATGGAAAACGTCTTGATAAACCACTATTATAACTAAAAAAGTTTGATTCAAGAGAATCTGCATAACCTGCAATAATACATATAAATTTGTCACCATTTTCTGATAAATTTTGATTTAATGTATTAATGCATTCTTTCGAAAAAGGATCATCTGCACCAAGTGAATATGCTTCATCAATAAATAATACACCACCAAAACACTCATTGATTAATTTTTGAGTTTTAATTGCAGTATGACCAACATATTGTCCTACGAAATCACTTCTTTTTGCTACTTTAAATTTAAATTTATCTTTTGATTTAGGCTTTGTTTTTTCTCGATCACTCATTAATGATGCAAATAATATATTCATTGGACGATCATTATCTGTTTCTTCATTCTCAATATTTTTATCTGTATTAATACAATTTAATTCAAGATAAATTTTACCTAAAATTTTACCTAAACATGTTTTACCTACACCAGGTGGACCCTCGATAATCGTATGTAACATATGCGTATATTCAAAATCTTGTAAAAAATACATTAGTTGATTTGCTAATCCAGTTTTAATATCATCCATACCAACCATTTCATCTAATTCAATAAGATGCGGAACAATATTATGTAATTTATGAAGATTAATTGAATATTTTGTATTTGGTTTAATTGGATATTTTGCTGATAATTTAATTAAATCTTTTACATTTTTAATTTCATCCGTAAAAATAATTTCTTCAAATTCATCTTCCTTAGTTATATCAGGTTGATCAGGTTGTTCAGGTTGTTTAGGTTGCTCGGGTTCTACTGGTTGTTCAGGTTTCTCAGATTTATCTAATTTCTTAGTTTGATTTAATTGTCTATTATATTTATCTTGAATTGCACGTTCAGTTTTTGCAATAATTTCAGCTAGTTCTCGATTCGGAGAAATTTGAGGTGAACCTCTAATTATACGAATCATATTTATAGGATGTTCTGACGGTGAACCTACTTTTTTAGTAGGATCAATTGATGGATCATTAAATGTATATATAATAGATGTTTCATTTTCCATATCAGAATCACATTCTTCATTATCATGATTTTCATATTTACGATGACTATTCAATAATTTATTTAATTTTTCTTGATCAGTTTCTGCAGAAACTGTTTTAGATACATTTGTAGATACAAACATATGTCTATCTGTAGGTGATTGTGACGTATTTGACATTGGTGGCATAGGTGTATATCCACGAGGCATTGGTGTATATCTATCATAATTATTTGTTGTAATAATTGGTTTATTAAGAGCATATTTATCAATCATATCACTCGCATTATTAACATCTTGTATATTAGGTTGATGTTGAATGGGAGAATGATAGTGATTAATATTTATTATTTTACTCGCTCTTTTACCTTTATTGTAATTTTTTTTACGATTAAAAGGAGTATAATCTGTCTGACTCATCTTATTAACATAGTTATTTCTATTACTCATACTCTTCTATAATATTATTTTCAATTTTTATTTATATATAAATTATAAATAAAATTATGACTTAAAATATATAATACTTTATATATTATGAATTATACATATAGATTATATACAAATAGAACAATTGGGGTATTTGTAAATAAAGATGATGCAATTAATTTATTATTTCATGTAAATAACTCTAAAATAGAGGTATTTAACCATTTAACACCAATCGGAATATATACATTAAAAAATAATGAATTATATTTTAATAACAAAAAAATAGAATTAGAAGGATTTATGAAAGAATGGTATAATAATAAAGATGAAAATATAGATTTAAATTTATTTATCCCAATGACACAAACTGAAAAAAGTGTTAATAATTTACCAACTAATCCAGAAGAATTATTAAAACATATTCAAGAATTAGAAAAAGCTTCAAAATTAAATGAAGATTTAATTGATGAAATTAAAAATAATGTTGATAACAAACAAGAAATATATCAAGATAAAAAAAATTTATTTGATAAAGAAAAAAAAGATTTGGATAAAGAAAAAGAAAATTGGTTTCAATTTAAAAGTAAATTAGAAGCAGATAAAAGAGTGTATTTTATTATTAAAGAACAATTAGAATCCGGTGAATTAACTGAAGAATCAATACCTGTATTATTCCAAGATAAATATCCAATATTTAAATATATGGACGATCATAAATTAATATATAATGATGATACACTTTTTACAGAAGAAATTAATAACTATATGATGATTTTACCAAAATTTAATACAAATAATACAAATGAATCTGAATCTCAACAAGCAACATATAATGATTTATTTTCTAGCAGTGATCCATTATATATGTATAAAAAAAATACAGAAACTAGCATTAATTAAAAATATAAATAATTATATTTTTAATTTAAACTTGTAATTTAACCATCGTTTGACATAATCTATTTATAGAACCAACATCAGAAAAATATATTACAACTCCACCAAGACAAGTCCATCCTTCTCCTAATAATGATTTAACTTTATTTTCAAGATTTAGTATTATTTCATGCTCAAAACCATTTGGATCTTTATCTGAACAAACAATTTTATAAGAATTCATTTTATATTTAATAATATAATTTATATTTTATATCCTATTCTTTCCATACTCTATATGTATTCATATTGGTTCGTCGATTTATTTGAGTATCCTCTGGTGTATCATCTAATACATCTACTACATTCGCATCTGCAAATGAAAACTTTTTCCCAACTTGTTTTACTGGTTCTATTTTACAATTATGATGGTATTTTTCAATATCATCATTTTTAGTATGTATATTCTTAAATGATGATAATTCTAAATACATTTGATTGATTACAAATTGAATCGTATTTATTTGTTTTAATATTTTAAATATCTCTTGTTCAAATACAAATGATGTGCTAGTCTTGTACTTTTCTAAATAATATATTGTCATTAAAATATCATGTTGTACTAAATTATGAATATAATGAGGTGCACAGCATTTACCCTTTTTATTACCATAATTTATTTGACAATTACCACGATGAGGACAAAAATCATACGTTCTTTTAATTAAATCTCCCGTAAATTCTTTATTAATTTTAGGTAATTTTAAACGATTTGCTAATATATTTGATGCACTACTAATCCATGTTAAATATTTAATATACTTTACAATATTATCTGATTGAATTTTATATTGTTGTATATGTTTACTAATATATTGAATTAAAAAATATTCATTATCCAATAATAACAAACTATTCATTGAATCAGTTGGTGGACTATTAACAATCTTAGTTGCCTCATCTGTTACATCTTCATTATCAACACTAAAATTTGTTCGATAATCTAATTTTTGATATATTTTATCATCATAGTAATCAACTGAGGAAATTATTGCATTTTGTCTATATTTATTTTCAAGCGCAATAACTGCACTATTATGACTATCTACCGATTTTACCCAATCAATATTCATTTTATTAAAATTAAATATTAGTATGTATTTAAATAGTTTATCAATTTCAACTTTGTTTATAATTTATATTTTATATCTAAGTCTATAATATAGAATGGCAAAACCGACTGCCCGATTAAGTTCATATAAAGGACCACGACCTGAATCGACATATCAATCCAAATTAACAGAAGGTGAAATTGAAGAACGATTAAAATTATACAAAAAAATCGAAAAATTAGAAGAACTTGCAAAAATACCATTAGGAACACACATTCGATATTATTCAATTATAAAAGATAACAACAAAAAAATAAAAAAATTTAGATTAGGTGGATTTTTAGAAAATAAAGATAATTATGATAAATATATTGTATTAACAAATAAAAATTTATCATGGTCAGTAGATACTCAAAATTCAATATTATATCGTAAATTTAAAGATGAAGAGATTGAAAAAACACAAAAAAAATTAATAACACAAACTGAGATGGCAGATGATGAATTAAAAAAAGTAAAAGATAAATATTCTAAATTAGAAAAAGCTTATTTTGAATTAACAGATAAATATACAAGACTTAAAGATAAATATGAAAAAACTAAAACAAATACGATTAGATAATAAAAATATAAATTAATATTAATGGATCAAAGTAATATTAATTTATTAAATATGTGGTATCAGAAATGTAAATTATTTTATCATTGTCATCGCGATACATCATATTATTATACACGTTTAAATAGATCATTAGAAATACCTATTATAATAATAAACATATTTAATACAACGTCATTATTTGCAACATACCAAGATATTCATGGCATATATGTGTTATCTATTGCGATACTATCTCTATTATCTACTATTTTAAATGGATTAAAAGTATATTTTATTTTTAATATACAAGCAATTAAACATCATAGATTAATGATTGAATATTCTAGAATTACACATTCTATTGAAAAAATTCTTATTTTAATTAAAAATAATCATAAATATAAAGTAGATCAAGCAATGGTTGATTCGATATTAACTTTAATTGAACATGCTCGAGAAGAATATATACATTTTCCTGATTTTATTTGGAAAAAATATAATACAAAATTTCAAAATAAGTTAGATGATTTAGAAATAATGACTTCTGATTCAATTGATATTATATTAAAATCTATTAAAGAAAATAATATATCGGGTATAATTAATCATTCACATTCTCATGAATCATTTAATAGTCCTATTTTATCACCAAAGTATTCAAATGTTGAGATTATCACATATGATAATTTAAATATTAATAGAATAAAAGATAATTATGACTGCAAAGAAGAGAAAGAAGATAAAGAAGAAAAAGAAGAGAAAGAAGATAATAATATTAAAGAATTAAAAATATAATTATCGAATAATCTTATAAGGATCAGCTTGTGTGAATACACGCATTTTGCAACAATATCGTGTTACTCCCATACTCTCAATTAATTCTTTTCTTTTTATTATTTTATCCTGTTCTGATAAATTAGATGATGTCATAATTTGTTCACTTTTAATTTCATAATCAATTTCAATGTCACCTAATACTTTACCACATGTTGGACAAACAAGATATTTCATATTTAGTTATTTATATATGTTATATATTATTATTTTTACTTTATTTCAATTTTTATTTTATACATATTCTATATGGGAGAATCTTTAGATCAAAGAATAACAAATTTAAAAAATATTATAAATAAATATACTCAAAATGATCAGCAATATATTGCCGATCAATTATCTAATTTAATAAACTTAAATTTTCATGGTGTTGATTTTGGTCTTTCATATCGTGACTTAAATACAGATACTCGTCTTAAGAATTATTTATCAGATCCTGTTTATACTGGTATATTAAAAACTATATCTGATTTAAAAGAATATCGTGCATTAGAAAAAACATTATATCAAAAAAAAGAATTAAGTACACCATCTACTAATTTAAATCAAAAAAAAGTATCTATAAAGCCACCAATTGATCAGAATAATACAGATAGTAAACAATTAAATGCAAAATTTAACAGTCAATTTACACAACAACTTACACGTAATAGAATAAGTCGTATGCAAACTGAAGAAAAAAAATTACAATATTTAATTGAGAATGAACCGCCACCTGAAAAAAATATGAAATTATTACATCAAATATCAATACAAGAATTTTCTGATAATTTATCTAATAGTTTAGTAACTTTATTTAAACAAGTATACACATTGGATTTCAATGGGTTAATGAAATCACAAGATAATTATTTTTATTATGGTATTATATTTATTTTTATATATATCGTATTAAAATTATTATGGCAAGACATTACAAGTAATTAAATAATTAAATTACTTTTTGTTAATATTTGATTTAATTGTTTTATTAAATCATTTAATTTATATACAGATGTTATACGATCATCTAATGTATGTTCAAATGATGAAAATGTTTCGATAATATCTTTTTTTTGAAATAATGCATTTTCTTGTAATATTTTTTTAGGATATAATTTATAATTTTCTTTTGTATGAATATCAATAAATTCTTGTAATTTAATATAATTATCTATTTTTTCCATAAAACTTTTATATAGTGGTGGATTATATAATTTAAAATATTTTATATCATCTATAAAATTTAATAAACTTTTTGAATTAGTAGAATATAATTTTGTATCTTCTTGTAAATTTTGTAATTCTTCTTTCTTTTTATATGATATATAAATTATACTAATAATAACCAATACTATTAATAAAAATTGTAATAGATTAATATTATACGATTTTGTAATATAAAATAAAAATATAATAAATACTAGTCCAAATATAATTTCATTAATTGAATATTCTTTTCCTAACATAATTATATTATACAATATATTATGTCTGATTTTTATTCTAAATATTTAGATTTAATTAATAAAGAAAAAAATAAATATAAAGGTGCTGGATTCATTTTTTATAGAAAAAATAAAGATGATTTTGAATTTTTACTAGGTCTTGATAATAAAAGTAAATCAAATACATTAAGTGTGTTTGGCGGTGGTAGAGAAAAAACAGATAAAAATTCATTATATACTGCATGCAGAGAAACATTTGAAGAATTATTTAATGTTTTACCAAGTGGATTAGACTTTTTTGTTGATGAATTACAAAAAAAAGTCAATAATCATGATATTACTGAAAAAATATTTATTAAAAATAATAATGAAGTATGTTATTTTGCGAATATAAATGTATTAAATTTATTTATCAATCATTTATTTTATCAAAAATCAGAATGGACATTTAAAGATACACATGAATGGAATGAATATATTGATAATATCCCGATGTTCATAAATGATAGAGTATTAAAAAATAATAAAAAAGCAAAAGATGGATTAAATGAAATAAAAAAAGTATTTTTAATAAAATGGTCAGTATTATCAAAATCTATTAAAAATGTAGATGATAAAATTATTAAAATTGATAAGAATAAATATCAGTTAAGGGATAATTTAAACAGATATTTAGAAGAAGATATAATAATAGATATCATATATAAAAATATTAATACATAATTATATATTATGGATGCACCAAATAATGTAGAAATTACTTTAGATTATATGTTATCTTTAAAAATATTTATTGAATCAGAATATAATGGTAGTATTGTGATTATAATAAAAAAAATATATAATTTTTTAAAAGAATTAAATAAAACAGATTTAGAAATTAAAAATGCAATTAATTTATTATATAGTTCAATTGATCCATCACGATTAGATAATGTAAATTATGTAATAGATAGAATTATTGCAACTAATAATCAAATTATTGGATCTAATAATCCAACACAATTTGAAAATATAATTGATCCATATACATCTAATTTTACAAATCCAACACTTTTTTTTAATATGTTTGAAACAAATATAAATAATTTACTAAATAATAATAATTCTACGTTTTATAATATAATAAATAATTATAATAACGTAGATAATGCAAACAATAATACAAATAATGACATAGAAGATACTGATGATTCAGATGATATAGATAATAATACAAATGATAATACGATACCAACCTTAATACCAATAAATTATAATATTGTTGCACCAGAATTATTTTATTTTATAAATAATGCAATAAATAATATAGTACCACAAATTGAACAAATAAATAGTAATGTAACTACAACTGAAATTTTAAATCAAAAAACAATTATTAAAAAATATGTAGAATTTGATAATAAAATTAAAGAAAAATATAAAACATGTACTTTTTGTTTAGATGATTATAATAATGATGCAAATATACGACAATTAAAATGTGAACATATTTTTCACCCACATTGTATCGATCCTTGGGTATTAAATGAAGATTATAAATGTCCTGTATGTAGAGATGATTCATTAATCCCTGTATTATCATCTGAACCGAATACTTAAAGAATACTACTTAAAGATTAGTAACTATATATATTAGCAAGAATGACACAATCAAATACTGTTTATCATATTAAATATAAAAATATGATAAAACATTATGAAAATTTAAAATCATTAGATATTGAAAATGAAGATTTAAAAAATAATATTGATCAAATAGAAAAAGAAAATATCAAAGAAACTAATAAAATAAATTTAGCGATTCCATCTGAAATAACAAATAACTTTAATAAAAAACCATGGATTAGAATACCTTATCCAATTCGAGAAGTAAAATTAATGGAATACATGAAAGAAAAAAAGTATGATATTAATCAAAAAGACAAGACATTAAAATTACTATATGAAAAAAAATTAACTAGTAAAAATGTTACGTATAATACAGAAACTGGTAAAATTGAAGAAATTACATTAGAAGAGTAATCTGAATATAAAAAATAACGAATAACTATATTAATAAAAATGGATAATTCAACTCATTATGAAATTGTAAATGAAATAAATAATTTGATAGATTCAACTGGATTAACTGAATTTGAATCTATTGATGAAATGATTGAATATATATATGAACTTTATAAAAGTTTTGAAACAATAATACCAAAAGATATTATTGAAACTATTGTGAATAAAAAGTGTGGTAAAAAATTTTATATTACTGATACAACATCTGATAATTTATATGAATCAATTTTAGATTCAAAAGTAGATTATTTGAAAAATGTACCACAGCCAGAACAAAGAACAAAAGCATGGTTTGATATGCGTAATAATATGATTACTGCGAGTAGTGCAGCAACTGCTCTAAGTGAAAATCCGTATGAAAAGGTTGACGGATTTATTATGGAAAAGGTATTTGGCAGAGAATTTATGGATAATGAATTTGTGCATCATGGTAAAAAGTATGAAAGTATTGCTACTAAATTATATGAACATTTAAAAAATGCACAAGTAGATGAATATGGTTTAATTCAGCATCCTAAAATTAGTTTCTTAGGTGCATCGCCAGATGGTATATGTTCCAAGTATACATTGGATGGTGACATAAATTTAAAAAATTATGGTAGAATGTTAGAGATAAAATGTCCCTATAGGAGAAAGATTGAAATGAAGGGTGAAATTGATGATACAATTTGTCCGCATTATTATTGGATTCAAATTCAATTACAATTAGAATGCTGTGATCTAGAATACTGTGATTTTTGGCAATGTGAAATAAAAGAATATGAAAATGTAGAAAGTTGGATGTTACCTGTAAAAATGGTTCATAAATGTGAACAGGATCAGGAATCTGGAATAAAAGATGAATGGACTCATGGATTTGTGCTACAATATAAAATGGACAATTATATCAAACGTAATGCTACGGATAAAGAAGTTTTTTGTTCAAAGTATATTTATCCTAAAAATTTACTTGGAACTTATGAGGAAAAAGTGATAATGGCGAATGAAATGAAAAATGAAGAAATACCTGGTTATACGTTTGATAAAATATTATATTGGAAGATAGTAAATTCTCATTGTTGTGAAATTAAACGAGAACGTAAGTGGTTTGAAGACAAGTATCCTATATTTAAAGATGTTTGGAGTAGAATTGAATACTTACGAAAAGATACAGAAGCAGCAAATATATTTAAAGAAAAAATTATGAAAGTAAAAGAAGATAATAAAATGAAGTATGCAAAACGCAAAGATCAGTTTAAAACGGATGATACAAAACCAACAAACGTTGTTAAAAACACAGAGTGTTTATTTTAATTTATAATATAACTAATATTATAAATTGACTTGTAAAAAAATTTTTAATAGGAGCATACAATGCAACCATAAAAGAATTAGCAGTTAACCGTGCTAGGGTCATATCTTAACCAGACAGATGGTAGGCAGTTTTCAACTTACCTAGGTTGTCGAGGCGCGGCCGCCTACTTGCCCGCGCGCTGATCGCGCTCACGCTTGGCCTTGTCGGCGTTGCGCTTCTGCTCAAACGCTGAGGTGCAGCTCTCGCATCGCGGCTTGTGGCCGTTCTTCTCGAGAAACGCGGCGGTCTGCGCCGAGATCTCAAAGCGCGTCGCGCAGGGCTTCCCCGCGGTGACCCATGTGCACTGAACCATGCCGCCATCGGCGGGCGCGTCAGTCGCCGAGCCACCCGCGCCGCCGGCGGCGGTCGCCTTGGCGGCCTTGGCCGCGTTGCAGCACGCCGTCGAGCAGTACTTCGGCTCGCAGTACTTGCCCGTGCGCTTGCCGGCGAGGCACTCCTTCTCGTGCAGGACGATGGCACGCGCGCGCTCGGCAAGCGTGAGGAACTGCTTGCCGCACGCGCACTTGCGCGTGTGCGTCGCGCGACAGGCGTCGCAGTCCGGCTTATGGCCCTTCGCTTCGAGGTCCGCGAGGTAGCCGGCCTCGATCTGGATGGCCTTGTCGCACGCGAAGCAGACGCAGTCGACGGGCGCCTTGTAGGCCTTGCGCTCCTTGAAGTGCGCGAGGCACCGCGTCGGCAGGTCAAGACCGTGCTCGTCGTACGAGGCCTTTTGCGCGCTCGTGAGCTGGACGCGCTCCGGGCAGTCCTTCACGACGCAGGCCGCGTCGTGCACGATCTTCGCGGCCTCTTGCCGGACCTTCGCGTGCTCGAAGCACCGGGCGAAAGGCTTGAAGTTGTCGCCGAAACGCTTGCGTCCGGTTGCGACCTGCTCAAAGCTGGTAAAAACCAGTTTCGAGCAGGTCGCAACCGTGCACTTGCACACGACCGCAGTGTGGTGCTTGCGGCACTCCACACAGCGCGCCGCACCGAGCGTGATGTCGTGCTCCGTGATGCGCACCGAGCATCCATCGGTTGCGCACTCGGGCAGGACAGGCCCGCCAGCACCGCCCGCGGCGACAGGAGGCAGGGGAGCCGACTTGAGGTCGACGGCAGCAACAGCCTTTGCTGCGTCGGCGATGACCGCGTCGACGGCAGCGGCGGCGGCGGCGGCCACATCGTCAGCGACGGTCTTGTCACCCCACACACACGGCGTATCGGTAAAAACCTTGGCCATTTGTCGAGATGCGAACTGGAAAGCGAGAGGCTGAGAGGCTGAGAGGCTGAGAGCGGGTGAAGAAACAATTATGCTTCTTCGAGATCTATACTAATTAATAATGGATACAATAGACAATTATTTTTTCAATTTTTACAAAATTTATAAATAAACTACTTGTTTTGCCTGCTTTGATGCAATACAACTTGTACTTGTTCAGAAATATTAGCAATATCTTGTTCTAGCTTTTTTAGTTGCTGTTGTATATTCTTCAAATTTTCTTCCAAGGGAACAACTGCCTTTGTACTAGGCTCATTAAAATTAACAAGCCACTTATGCCCATAGTTAGCTGCATCTCGACGCTCAGCAGATTGGTCAAAATACACTTCATGTGGGTAAGGCATTTGACGGTTCATTTTTAATAATACTAATTATAAATGTTCTAATTAATATTATTTTCAATTTTATATATTACTTAAAAAAATGTAACGGACACATCAGATCCGTAAAATGATATTCTCGAGCTACCAATCGTCTGATACCCTGACGAGTGCTCGTCTCGGGAACAACTGTACCAGATGTACTAGTACTTAAAGTATTTAATGATGCCTGCGCAGATATAACTAACCTACCTGATACACCGTCCATCGACGGATAACTGTTGCGTCTTAGTTTTAATGCATCTTGGATATGATTAGGGTAGCGACTTAATCTCGCCACACTTACACCAGTTAGTGGTTTTCCAGTTGAAAGGTCAAGAAACTGCATACCTGACATTGTGTTGTGTTGTTTTGTTAAAATACTTAATACAAATAATAAGTATTATAATTTTCAATTTTTAATAAAATATCTTTTTATCAATTTCAGTTTCAACTACGCCTAATTTAATCATATATTGTACTTGTAACCATTTATAATAAGGATGGCGAATATATGTACAAGGACAACTGTAATCATCATCATTACAATTACATGATTTATTTGAATTTACATGAAAATCTAAATTAGGCATTTGTAATGGTTTACCATAACTATCATATAAACTTAAAGTTAATCTATTTATATTACCTAAGTTAGACATTTTAAATACTTTATCTTGATAATTACTTGCTGCATAATAATGTAACTCACCATATGAATCTGGATATAATAAACAAAATGCTTTTCTTAATGCACTATTAGTCGAATTAATATTGTTATCAGTTATTTCTTCTATGTTTAACATTACATATCTATCAGTATCTAAACCTTTTTGAGCAAAATAATAAAAATCTAATATTCCACCTGGATCACCTGGCTGTGCATTAAATTCATAACATCTTCTAGTTATAACTTCATTATTGATCATAAATTTTATTGAATATGTAATACGAGTTATTGTAGTTAATGTAAATAATAATTCATACTCACCTACTACCATTTTTTTAGTACCACCTATAGTAGATACCATGTTATAATTTAAATTTGCCACTGCTGTTTCCATATCACTATTACTCATTTTAACACCTGATACATAAATATAACTATAATATTGATTATTATATGTGGTATTTGTTGGATATTCTACTGCATATATTCCTACCTTTCCATTTAATGTAATTGATAAAGTATATATATATTTTTGAAGATTAATAATTTCTACTGCTTGTGCTCCTGCAACAGATGTTATTGCAGTCAATGGCACATCTGTTGATGCTGATATATATGGAATTACAGATAGTAATACATTTGTTAATATTGGTTTATCTGGTGGAGCAATTACAGGATCATTTGCAATATCTGCAATTGTATATTTATTCAAAAAATATTGTCTAGGTAATATTACATTCTCAATTCTCATGAATTTAACATTTTCAAATGGTCTTGGTATATTTAATATCGATGAATCATTATTTTGATTAAAAAATGCTTTTAATTTAAATGGTGTTGGATATAAATATGTATTTCTATCACTACTATCAATAATAACTACATATTCACTTACATTTTCTGATGCAACATTTTCACTTATATTTGGATATAAAGGCATTTCTAGTTTAAATTCTTTTCTATCCAAATATAATCCATATTCTCTTGGATCTTTTGGATTTGTTACAATATTATCATTTACAATACCTTTTGATAATACATTCTTTGTATTATACAAATATTGATTAGTATTTGTTTGATTTTCAGCTAAAAAAAGATTAGGATCTGTTATCCTATTTTTAAAAAGTGTATCTATTGGGATAGGTGTTAATCCTGCTTGTCTGTTTTTTGAATTAGTTTCTTGATAACTATTTTTAGGATAATTATTCATATAATTATAAACAAATTTATTTTATTAATATATGCATAAAACTATTTCTGGAGCTTCCGGAAATAATAATTGTTCTATAAATAGAGATTCAAATGATAGTTCATGTTTTACACTAGACGAATTACACCAAATTGCAAAATATTATAATGAATCTCATCCAAACGACAATAATAAAATAAAATTACATACAAATAAAAAAAAGATGGTTGAAGAATTAGAACATAAATTAAAAGAATTTTGTTCTGATCAAATATGCTGGACTACATTAAAATTCGTTAAAAATGATGATTTAAAATATGCATTTAAACCGAATGGTCCAGCTGGACAATATGATTGGTTAAGTACAACTGAAATAAATGATTGTATGGAAAGATTTATGAAAATATATCCTAATTTTTTATTTGTTGGTGCTGTGCCAATTGATATTGAAGATTTAAATCAATTTGGAGTTAACACACTTAATTATGATAAATTAAAAAAAATAGGTAAAACACAAATAGGTATTATATATAATTTAGATGAACATTATAAATCTGGTTCTCATTGGGTTGCATTTTTTATTGATACATTAAATAGAAAAATATACTATTCTGATTCATCAGGAAAACCACCTGAAAAAAGAGTGAAGCGTTTAGTTAAAAAATTAGCAGAATCATGGTATCAATCAGATATGCAAAAAATGAATATTAATAAGAAAAAAATATCATTACCAATTGATTCGTATATGAATCCATCTGGACCAAATGTATTAGAACAAAAATATGATATTCGATTTAATACGTTACAACATCAATTCGGTGGTTCAGAATGTGGTGTATATTCAATTAACTTTATTATACGTACATTACGTGGTGATGACTTTGATACAATTCATAATATTCGTATACCAGATAAAGAAATTAATATATGTCGTAAAGAATATTTTAATGGTTATAATAATCTTATCAAAAATGATGACAACAAACATATATGTTAATTAAATTTAATAAATTTATTAAATTTAATTTTTATTCTTCTTGTTTACTTTGTAATTGTTCTAATCTACTAATCTTTTCTTGTACATCTGCACTTAAACGTAATAATTCTTTTTTCTTTTCATCTATTATATCTGTTGAATATTTATTTAAATTGACTTCATTGTTACTACGGAAACGAACTCTTAATTCATCTCGTTCTTCTTTTAATTCTGTATATTTTGTCATTAATGTTTTTAAATATTCTTCATATTTATTAATTTTATCAAATAATACTTGTGCTTGATTCTGATATTGCTGTTCTTTTGCCATAAATTTCATAATTAATTCTTGATTTTGTGGGACTTGCTGTTGATATTGTTGTTGATACTGTTGTTGTGATTGTTGTTGATATTGTTGCTGTTGTGGTTGTTGTCTTTGTTGTTGGTGAAATGGTTGTTGAGATTGTTGTTGAGATGGTTGTTTAAATTTATTTATATTTGATTCTATTTTTGAATCAATACCATTTTTAAATAATTCATCTATCGTTTCATTTGTTTTTTCTGGCATCTTTAATGAACTACGAGATGATTCCATTTTTTTTAATCGTTCTTCTAATGATTCCATATCATTTGATTCATTAACACTTGATGGATCAATACCAGTATTATAAAATGCTTCATCAAATGCACTGTTTATTTCAGGTGTATCATTGAAAAAACTAAAATTTGAACTACCTGCATAATCTTCTATTTCAGTTGTTTCATTGTCACCATTAAATACTTGATTATTTTTTCTAGTTACAGTTCCTTTAAATGAATCAAGTGGGCTATTTGCATGTTTCATTTGTTCTTCCATTATTCGTTTTGGATTAGTTGGTCTTGATTGTAAAAAATCAGGTTTTTCAGGTTGTGAATGTGTATCCATTTCTCTTCGTTGTTGCATATATTTACTGTATTTGTCATCTAATGACTCATTTGTATTTATACTTAATCGTGTATTTGTACTATGTTGTGGTGGCATTCTCATATTTACAGGTGCTGCAATATTTCTTTGCATTGGTTGTAAATTTAATCTTTTTAATCCAACATTTACAAATTTTTCAATAGCATCATTAATATTATTTTTTGAAATTTTTGACTTGTCCAATAAATTATATGTATCATCTAATACTTTTTTAACAACTACTTGTACTTTATTTAAAGTTACTGGATTTGAAACATCTATTTTATTTGCATCAATATATTCACTGCTTATAAATGAAACTGTTTTTTGATTTACAAAATAATTATAAATATTGCTCATATTCAGATATATTAAATTTATTTTATATATTAACCGAAATTAATAATATATAAACAAAATATTAATTAGTTAATATTACTTGATTTATATTCCAATTTGCTTTAATTTTATATAAATCAATATTTGGATAATATTCTACTATTCGTAAAGTACCAGTATTATAATAATCTGTTGGTTCTGTATGATTCCATCCATCGTAATTATCTAATAATATGTTATTTTTATCTTTATTAAATATATGATCTTCTAAAAATATATATTTTTTTTTACATTCTTTTAATTTACTATCATCCGTATTTTTTGTTGATTGTAAAAAAGTAGAAAATGTATTAATTAATTTTTGTGAATATATTCCTATATTCATTGAAAATTTTTTATTAATTTTAATAGATGATACATTTGATAAATTTATTGATTGTAATTTCTTAAAAAAATTATTACCGATTTTACATGTATCATGTAAATAAAAATATAATTCATCTTCATTTTTATTATATAATTCAAATAATGTTATTAATCCTGTAAAATCAATTGAATTATGATTACATTTTATATATAATATATTATCAACAGTATTAAATGTATAATTTTCATTTTCATAATATCCACCTATACAAATTATAAATTGATATAATTTAAATTCTTCTTTACTTTTCATACTATCTAATAAATGATTTAATGCAAGTGTACTATTTTTATGACTATTAATAACAATTTTTATATATTTATTTTTCTTAAAATATTCATTTTCTTCTTTTTTTATACATGATGAAAAATAAAATTTTTTAATTTCATTCATTTTTTCTAAATCCCAAAAATGATGATAAGAATATCCAACTTTTTTATCCGATTCCGGTATCTGATTTTTTATTTGTAATTTTCTTTCTATCAATTTATCATTCCACGGATAAAATCCAAACCATCCGATATATGCAGGAATTTTTAAAGTAATTGGATAACTAGGTGTATGACGTCCTAATCTATACTTTCCTGTTTCATATGAATGTAAATATCTCGGTGATCTTTTTAATGAATGATTTGATGGAATTGTGCTAATATATTCAATTCCATCAAATAATTCATTTAAATTTTGTGGATAATAATTTTCTTTTGTTGATAATAAATTTAATGATTCAATTTCAATATATTGATTTGGTATATTCGGTAATATTGTACGTATATCAACTTTTGATAATAAAAATTCGGTTGTATTTAATATAATTTTATATCCACTTATATTTTTTTCTAATTCCATAAATTCTTTATCTATTTCAATTGCACCAAATGCTTTATTTTTTGTTTTTATAATTTCCCATGTTGGACAATATTTCCGAATTATATCCATTGAATTATCAGTTGAATTATAATCAACAACAATACCATGATCAAATATATTTTTATGATGTTCTAACCAAAAAGGTAATAAATATTCTTCATTATATACATTTGTTAACACTGTTAATTTTGATTTATTCATATTATAAATTATATACTTTTAAATTTTTATATAAATATCATCGACTCCTTTTAGTAAGATTAATTAATAACTATACCCATCACAATAATTTATATTACATATAAAATCATTATATATTTGTTGAATAAAAAAAAATGAAATTTGACATTCTATACCACATTCTTTAATATCCATATACCACATATCATTAATTATATTTGTCAATATTGTATTTTTTCTAATAATAAAATGTGTAGTATAATGTATTGGCATTACATCTTTTAATCCTAATGATAATTGTTTATTAATATAATTTTTATATTTTTCACTTTCAATATAATATCTTTTTTGATATTTAATTGCTACATTATATTCATGCCATACATTATTATTTATAAATGGATGTTTTGGTAATATAAATAATTTATTTGTTTTTGTTAATTCATCTATATGATATTTAATTCGATCTTCATTAATATTTATTTTAGAATCAAAATAACAAGAAAATTTATAATTTTTTAATATATCAAAATGATTTGGACATGCTTTTATTTCTTTACTATCAAATGTATTATCTCTATCATTATCTTTAATTAATATATTTTCTAATAATATTCGATACCAACCTGTATTTTTTAATTTATCATATAAAAATTTATTATTTGTAAAATAATAACAATCATATATATATGATGGTAATTTTGGTATATTAAATGATACATTATCATCATTGCCCATATAACATGTATAAAAAACTATAGTTCTATCTTTAACATATTTATTAATTGTATGATATGTAGTATTTAATGTATTTTTAATAAAACTACATTCTTGTAATTTATAATTATTTATATATTTTTGCCATAAAATATTTAATGGGTTATAATCAGTATCATCCATTATTATTATAGAATTATCATTTAATAATAATTTACTATTTATAATATCTTTTTCTGCAATATTAGAATTATGACATCCATCTATATGAACCATATCAAATTTATTAGTTAATATCGGTAATATATATGTACTATCACCGATAATTAATCGAATTCTTTCTTTAAATTCTTGTTTTATAAATTCATAACAAGGTTCTGTATATTTATGATGATTAATATCAACACATGTAATTTGTATTGTTGGATTAGACATTAACATTAATAATGCAGAAAATCCACTATTAAAACCAATTTCTAATATATTTTTAACATTTTCTTGATTAACTGTTAAATATATATTATATTGTTTTTCAAAATATTTATCATTATATGTTGTTAATAAATTATAACTATATATATTTCCTTCTAATAATTCACCACTTTTATTTATAATTGGTAATAAATGTGTTTCTATATAACTTTTCCATTTATTATGAATTATTACAAATGAATCCATAATATATATTCATTTTATAACTTTATAATAATTATTATTTATTGTTTAATCTTATAAAAAAATTTCAAAAAATTATGTATGCAAAAATATAACCCAAATAATCCTGTATATAAATATAAATCAATTCGAACAGATGTTCCTCTTGATACACATGAAGAAGACAATAAAGAAGTAAAAGAAAAAAAACAATTACCTACGAGTTATGGTTTATATGTACCTCCTCCTTTATTTGAAACTGGTAGTCAAAAACCTGTTACTTTTTTACAATATGTTGCTTTTACTATAGATACAAACGATCGTGATTATCGTAAATTTCCAAATCCATTTGATTTTGTAACACCTCGATTCACTGAAGAATTTAAAAATGTTAAAATATTCCAAATCTTTTATATTTCATTACCACAATTTAATCTAATTAAAATTACACGTCCACATAATGATGATTATGAATTTATGCATACATATATTCAAACAAATACTGTTACAAATAATGATAAAATAATAAATGGTGATACTACATATTCAATATGTAATTCTTATAATAATGAAGTTAATTTTACAATTAATAATAATATATCTCTTGTTTTTACAGTTTTTAAAAATAATACAAACTATTTTTCTTATGGTTTTAGTAATTCATATAAATTAACAGATAATCCATATTTACGATTAACAATTCCAGAAGTAATTTATTCACCTATACTGTCTACCGATAACAAAAGTTTTACATATTTTGTTCGTATGTCAAGAGCAAGAAATTATATTGCATATGCAAGTGTTCGAGCTCCCACTAAAATATATAAAGAACATACATTATTAAATTTTGCAAATTTAACATTTCAATATCGTGATTCTACTAATAAACCAATTACGATAGATCATTTAGATAAATATGCAGATCCAATAGACGATCCTATGAATGCAGCTAGTAAATACAATTATATACGTCATCCATTATTTTATTATCATCAAATCATTGTTGGTGTACGTGTCGGCGTTATTCGTAATATGTTAAAATAAAATATAACTATTTTTATATTTTATTATATTTCAGTAAAATCTAATAGATTTGATGGTAAATAATAATTAGTTACAAAAAATTCACTAGCATTTGGATTTAGTGGTGTAGATTGGGTTGGTGTATATGGTATTATTGGTGAAAGTGGTGTTAATATTGAAGGTGATGTGTATTGACTTTCTGGATTTTCTAGAATTTCTGGAATTTCTAATATTGGTGGTAATATCATTTTTTCTAATGAATCAATTTCTAATTTAATAATATTTTGTAAATAATAATGTTGAATTATAAATAAATTTAATAATATTGGATTATTAATTACACAATCATATAAAGTTGGATTATTTGTTATATAATGTATCATATTTCTATCTAAAATACTTAACAATACATATAATTTATTAAATAATTCGTCATTATTCATTTATTCTTTACTATAATTTATGCTTTATTTGGTATTTTTATTATTTCTTCTATTAAATACACCACTGCTGATTTTGTAGATGTATCACTTATTCTTTTAGGTAATCCTTGATCATCTAATTTTACTCTTCCAACTGGATAATCTAATAAATAATCATATACAACTCGTGTATCTGAATTATACCAATAATCTTCAATTGCTTGATTTACTCCATTAACTACCATAATACCTTTTATTTTTAATACTTTTACTTTTTTAACATCAGAATTTATTGAATTTAATCCATTATTTAATTTTGTATCATAATATATATCTTCATTATATGCTGGTCCAATTTGTGGATCAAATAATGATGATTCATTAAACTGGAAACATTGATATGTTTCTGCCATCATGTTATGATTTTCAAATAATTTACAATCAACTGCTGCTTCTCGTACTGTTTTTAAAAAGCTGTCAATTAATATTTGTTTTTTATTTGCACCATCTCTTATTTTTTCATCAATTGTACCTTCTCCATTTCTTTTAACTGATTGATATCTAAATACATCTACTGTTCTTTCTTCCATTGGTAAATCTTTGTGATAACATTGACGAATTGCACGACCTACTAATTGGATCAATCGTGTTTCATGCCAATAAGGTTCCATAATATGAATTTGTCTTATATTTCTTAATGAAATACCTTCACTACCTGCTGGTGCAATTAATATATATTTTACTAATTTACCATCTAAATTTTCGATTTGATTGAATATTTCAATTGATTTTTTTCTTTTAATATCATCTATACCACCATGATATTCTAATAATTGTTTATATTCTTCTCCTTCTCCATATGGTAATACATCTAATTGTTTTAAATAAATTTTAAACATTTGTAAACCTTCTGCAGATACGAAATTTGAATATACTAATATCGGTCCTTTACTACGCATACTGTAAAATAACATTGCAGTCATTTTACATGAACAACTATATAAAGATTTTAATAAATTACTTTTTTTATCATGCTCTTTCATAAATTTTTTATATTTATAATTAAATTTTTCTTTAAATATTTTGATATCATCATATATTGTATGCTTATTTTTAATATCTTCTGCATGTTTTAACATAAAATATTTATCAGTAGATAATATAAAATCTTCTAATGTTTTCTTATATAAATCAACACCTTTAATGTATTCTTTATCCAGTAATTCTTCTTTAAATTCATCAGTACTACCTTCTAATATTTTATATGCATCAATATCTTCTACTTTAAATTGATTCGGTCTAGGTCGTTTTTCACCATTGATTTTTTCACTTATATTTGGAAATACAAAATTACTTGATTGACGAGTATATGAATTAAAACTACCTTCTTCTGATCTATTTTGCATTCTTCTTATTTCCATTTGTTTTTCGATATATTCAAATGCATTATATACCTCTTCTTGATATTCAGACATCATTACATTTTTTTCTAATATTCGTTTTTTAGCATATAAATCAGGTGTTTCACCAATGTAAAAAGAAGTTAAACCTAAAATTCTTCTCTGAAACATATTTTTATTTGCAGGATTTAATATTTTTACTTTACCTGTAGTAATATATGTTTCTTCAAACTTTATTTCACTCGTTGGAAATATACCTGGTCTTAATAAATTATAAATTAATGCTAATTCAAATGGATTATTAATAATTGGCGTAGCACTAATTAACATAATTCTTGTATCTTCATTATCTTTTTTTTCTCGTACCATATAATCATATATTGAACTAGCTCTTCTTCCAGTTTGTCCAGTTATATTGTTATATACATTTGTTATAAAATTGTGTGCTTCATCAATTATAAATAATGATTTTCTTGATGCATCTACACTTCTTAATGCATTTACAAAATCTCGATCAGCAAACGGTGAATCATAATGGATAAATTTTATATTCGCTTTCATGGCTTTTTTAACATCTTGATTTAAAAATCGATCTAAATCTTCTATCCATGGCTTATTCTCTAAGGTAGCTTTAATTAATACAAAAACATTCCAGAGACTGGAGAAATTATATAATGCATTGTATGTTGCAATAGCAGTAAAAGTTTTGCCACTTCCAAGACCATGGTAAAGCATGATAGATTTATAAGGGCTCTGATAATCCATGAATTTACCAACAAATTCTTGATACTTTCTTATTTTAATATTTTCTTCTTTTACTGCGCATGGATCAGAACCTACTTCTCTTTTTATTGGATCTAAATGATATTTTTTAAAGTTTTGCATAATCCATGAAGGAAATAATCTTCCATTAACTTGTAAATTAATAAAATCTGAATTACTCATATTATTAAATTATAATATATTTATAATATTTTTATAAATATATTATAATATGAAAATAAATAATAAAAATCAAATAACAAAATATGAAAAACAAATTAATTCAAAAATTCCTATTTTTATAATAGCATATAATCAATATACATTTGTAAAATCAATGGTAGATCAACTATTAAATTATACTAATAATATTTATATAATAGATAATAAAAGTAGTTATCCTCCGTTAGTTAATTATCTTAAAAGTATCGAAAATACAGTAAAAGTATTATATATGGATAAAAATTATGGACATAGAGTATATGAAAGAGATGAAATTGTTAAATTAGGTGGTAATAAATATATTATTACTGATCCTGATTTAATTTTAAATAAAAAATTACCGAATAATTTTATAGATATTCTATCTATTTTAAGTGATAAATATAAAACAGGTAAAATTGGATTTGCATTAGATATTTCTAAAAATATAAATTTAAAACTAATATCAAGTGATACCAATAACAATGTGATTGATTGGGAATTACAATTTTGGCAAAATAAAATTAATGATCCAGAGTATATATTATATAATGCAGATATTGATACAACGTTTGTATTAATCAATCAAACATATTATACACCATATTCATATAGTGGTATTCGTGTTGCTGGAAATTTTACATGTATTCATATACCATGGACGATTGGATATGAAAAAATATTATTAGAAGATGAATTAGAATATTATCATAATAATAATATATCAAATACATGGAATAATACAATTCATAAAAATAGTTGGACTAAATGGTTTATTATAATTATTATATGTATTGCATGCATTTACTTAATTAATAAATATTCAAAAATATAAATATAATTTATTTTTTTAATTTACTATCTATAAATGTTATCATTTCATTATTATAATTTTCATTATTATAATTATTACTTATCTTATTTGAATTTATATATTCATTATACATATTTTCATCATCTTTTAATTTAATTACTAAATCTATCATATTATCATTTCTTGCATCAATAAAACTTTTATTATTAATATAATCATTTATTTTTTCAGATCCTTTATATATTGGTATTGTATGAGCAAAAAAACAATTAAATATTTTTTCAGTTATATAACCATCTGTATATGAATTTTCATAACAAATTATAAATTTATATTTATTAAAAACATTTAATAAATCAACACTATGATAACATGATGAATGCACTATGTTTTCATATATACTTATACTATCAATTACATCTATTTTATTTAATATAGTATATATATTATTTATTTCCGGATTTAATTTACTTTTATTTATTAATAAACAAAATTTCTTATTTGTAAATGGTATAATTTCAGATGGCATAATTTTGTTTTTATTTGATAAATAATAATTTATATAATAATGAATCATGGGTATTCCAATATAATTTTCTGTTTTATTAATTCTATCAATATGATTATATAAATAAATATCCATTTTATTATCACCATAATTACCATATTTGGTATTATGTTTATACCAATTCCAATAATTGACATTTTCAACACATATTAATATATTAATTTCATCATCTCGTAAATTACTATTATCTTTAATATATATATCCCATATTGTAATATCTGATTTTTCATCATCCATTACCAATTTATATCTATATTTATTTGGTAAAAAATATTTAATAAATTGTCCAAGTGATTGCATATGATGTCTTTCTTTATAAATATCATTCGGAATATAAAATGTTGAACCTAATTTTAATTTTAATATTGGCTTATTAGGTATACTAAAATTTTCATATCTATTAATATATATATATTTAATAACTAATATTGATATAATAATTATAATTAAATAAATATAATTATTCATTATCATAATATTAATTAGATAAATAAATTTTAAATTTTAATTATTTTAATTATAACCATTTAATATTAAATTTTTTAATTCAATATCTTCATATGTTGTATTTTTATTATAATCATCAAAATATTTCATATTTCGTATATTATCAATATTACTTGCAACATCACCTCTTGTCATTTTTACTTTTACATAAAATTCTTTTGATTGTATTGGATAATGATTTAATTTAAAAGTATTATTTGGTTTTGTTAGATGTGATATTAATATACTTATATTAATAAATAAATGTAATAATAGAGGATACTTAATTGATATATTATGTACATTTATTTGATTTGAATCAATATATCTTGTTTGTATTATCCATTTAGTTAATGATGCTAATTTTTTTTCTCGATATGTAATTGCTGTTCTGATATCATCAGGATGATTTTCTAAATTATTACTTCCAAACATTTTCCAATTTGAATAAATTACATAATTATATTCATAATATTTTAACGTTTCTTTTATATTTTTTTGATTACAATACCAAAATTCATCAATATCAGCCATAATTAACCATTTTGTTGTTTCTTTTAAATTTTC